GGACAAAACTTAGGAGAACTTGCTGATATTGAGTACTTCCAGAAGAAACTTTATAGAGCATTAGGTGTTCCTGAATCTAGAATTGCTAATGATGGTGGTTTTAATTTAGGACGTTCATCAGAAATCCTAAGAGACGAACTTAAGTTTGCTAAGTTTGTAGGACGTTTAAGAAAGCGTTTTGCTGGAATGTTCAATGATATGCTCAGAACTCAATTGATTCTGAAGAATATTGTTACTCCAGAAGATTGGGAAATCATGGAGGATCATATTCAGTATGACTTCTTATATGATAATCAGTTTGCTGAACTTAAAGAATCTGAATTAATGGAAGGAAGATTGAATATTCTTGCTACTATTGAACCTTATGTTGGCAAGTACTATTCTACAGAATATGTAAGAAGAAGAATATTACGTCAAACTGATGGTGAGATTATAGAGATTGATGAACAGATAGAGGATGAAATACAAAAAGGTATTCTTCCAGATCCATCAACAATAGATCCAGTTACTGGAGAACCATTACAACAAGAAGGTATGGGAGGTGATCCTATGGGAATGGGTGAAGTTCCAGTTGAACCTGATTTAGGTGCACAAGCACAAGATGTAGGTGCTCAATTAGAAAAAGACACCAAAAAGGCAGAGATATAAATAAATTATATAACTATGAACACATATCATGACTAATATATTAGATTTGATTGCATCCGATGAATCCTCAAGTGATATCAGCGATGCAATTAAAGATGCATTATTTGCAAAAACATCAGAAAAAATAGACGCATTGAAACCTTCAATAAGTTCTAGTATGTTTGATGAGCCTGAAGTTGAAGACGAAACTACTGTAGAACCCGAAGAGGAAACACAAGAAGATGGCTAGACTTTTAATAAAAGGAGCAGAAGCCGCATTAGGTACTAACACTGCTGGTGCAAATGCTTTTAGTAGTGCGAGACTGGTTCGTGTTGTGAATACAACCTCCAATGCTCATTTAGTAACACTTGTTGCAACAGTAGGTGGATCAACACTTGGTTCATTCACCTTAGCAGGTGGTGACTCAGTTGAATTGGAAAAAGAACCATTAAATGGTGTCTTTGCTGCAAATGCTGGAGTTAAAGCTTCTGCAATCGGATATAGTAACTAAGAAAATGAAACTAATTACAGAAGAAATTTCAAGCGTTAAATTTATTACCGAAGGAAAAGGTTCTAAAAAGAAACTTTATATCGAAGGTGTTTTCCTCCAAGGAGACATTAAAAATCGTAATGGTAGAATGTATCCAGTCGATACTCTTTCAAGAGAAGTTGATAGATATAACGAATCTTTTGTACAAAAGGGACGTGCTCTTGGTGAATTGGGACATCCAGAAGGTCCAACCGTAAATCTGGATAGAGTATCTCATAAAATTACATCTCTTGTAAGAGAAGGTAATAATTTTAAAGGTAAAGCACAATTACTTTCAACACCTATGGGTAAGATTGCTTCATCATTAATTGATGAGGGAGTTACACTTGGTGTATCATCTCGTGGTGTTGGTTCACTTAAAGAAGATAGAATGGGTGTTAAAGTCGTAGGTGAAGATTTTCAGTTAGCAACTGCTGCTGATATCGTTGCTGATCCTTCTGCCCCTGATGCTTTTGTATCTGGAATCATGGAAGGAAAAGAGTGGGTTTGGGATGGAGGAATCCTTCGTGAACAACTTGCTGAGAAAGCAAAAAGAACAATCAACACTTTAGTTGATCAGAGAAGATTGGAAGAACATAAGTTGAATCTATTCAACGATTTTCTTTCAAATCTGTAATCTCTATAAATAAATACAGATTAATTCAAAAATATCTAAAAAAAATGTCCGTTGGTAACGATTTACAAGAAATGGAAAACGCAGTAACAAAAGGAGCTGCTAAGGGCGACCCAATGCAGAAGCTCACCACAGGTGGTACTCCTGTCACTTGGGAAGACTTAGGTGGTCCTACCCCAGAAAATTCAAAACCTGATGACGACTCTAACAAGTTGGCAACTCCAGGCAAAACTCTCGCTCAAGTGAGAAATGTTGTCAATAAGGGTGCTGGTAAAGCAGATCCTATGAAGGGGTTAAATTCAGGTGATGAAGTTGAACTCAAAGACGATCAAGAAATCGTTGCCGAAGACGAAGTAACTACAGATGAAGTAGTTGCTGAAGAAGAAACATCAACTGAAACAGTTGTCGCTGAAGAAGAGACTACTGAAGAAGAAGTTGTTTCCGAAGAAGAAACTTCTACTGAAGAAGTTGTCGCTGAAGAGCAAATTGAAGAAGAGAAAATTGATGTCGAAGAAGATCTCAATGCTCTTATTGCTGGCGAAGAACTTTCAGAAGAGTTCACCAACAAAGCACGGACAATCTTTGAAGCTGCTATCAGAACTAAGGTAGAAGACATCAAAGGAGAGCTTACAGAAGCTTACGAATCTCAACTTGTAGAAGAGGTTAACGTAATCAAAGAAGCTCTAACCGAAAGACTTGACTCCTATCTCGAATATGTTGCTCAAGAATGGGTGGAAGAAAATCGCCTAGTAATCGAGAACGGACTCAAAACAGAAATGACTGAATCCTTCCTAGAAGGTATGAAGTCACTATTTGAAGAACATTATGTAACCATCCCTGATGAAAAATATGATGTCCTCAATAGCATGGTAGAAAAACTTGATGAAATGGAATCAAAACTCAACGAGCAGATTGATAGAAACGTTTCTCTTAATAGGAGACTAGCGGAATCAACTGCCGATGTAATCTTTGCAGAAGTCACTGAAGGTTTAGCAATCTCTTCTAGAGATAAGCTACAATCTCTTGCTGAAAAGATTGAGTTTGAAAGTGAGACAGACTATCGTGAGAAGTTAGGAACATTGAAGGAATCTTATTTCCCAAGCCATCCTAACGCTCAAAAGCAAACTACTGAGACTATATCTGAAGGAGTTGCATCTGCAGCACCAGAACAGGTATCTAAATCTATGGAAGCATACATGGCAAGTCTTGGCAGAATTGCTAAAAAGTGATTTTTAAATTATAAGTAAACAAACTCATTAAATCTTTTTAAAGAAAAATGCAAGCCCCTATTAATCAGGAAGCTCTGCAGGAGAAATGGGCACCATTACTAGACTACGAAGGACTAGATAACATCAAAGATCCTCACCGTAGAATGGTAACAGCCGTTCTTCTGGAGAACCAAGAACAAGCAC